AGAGAAAATCATACCTGACCACAAAAAAGCAAGAACTATTAATATTAAATAGGTCTTGTTGCAACCACTCCGATATATGGTGGCTCTGCTAAATTTAGAGAGGCGTTCCAGCATTGACATTGGGACGCCTTTCATGTATATTAAGAAAATGCGGATGTCGTATAAAAGCATTACGGTGGGTTACCAACTCACAGAACCAGGAGCGTTACCTGGCATCCGCTCCAATAATTATGAAACGGAGATTATATAATGAACTTATCAAGTGATACGGTTGCCATTCTAAAAAACTTTAGTGATATTAACCAAGGTATTTTAGTAAAACCAGGCAACAAATTACAAACTATCTCTACATTGAAAAACATTTTAGCAGAAGCTGAAGTGCCAGAGAAGTTTGACCAAGAGTTTGCAATATATGACCTGCCTGAATTTTTAAGAGCAGTTGACTTGTTTGACAAGAAGACACTTAAATTTAATGGTGGTCAGAATTTAACTATTGCAGATGACAATTCTAAACAATCAATTAAATATTATTTTGCAGATAAATCGGTTGTAGTTTCACCTACAAAGGCGATTACTATGCCAGATAAGTACGCCACATTTCAAATTAAGAGTGATACTTTTAATAAACTTATGCGTGGTGTTACAACACTAAACTTACCAGACATTGCTGTTAGAGGCGAGAATGGTACAATTAGTTTAGTTGCCATGGATAAAAAGACGCCAGGTTCTAACAACTACAAAATTGATATTGGTAATACAGATAAAACTTTCTGTGCCTATTTTAAATCGGAATATTTCAAAATGATTCCGGGTGATTATGATGTTGCAATATCTTCACAAAAGATATCTCACTTTATAAATACAAGTAAGCCTATTCAGTATTGGGTTGCTATTGAAGCTGACTCTGAATTTTAATTTGTATTTAGTGAGGTTTATATTATGTCAGACTACCTATGGGTGGAGAAATACCGTCCAAAGAAAATAAAAGATTGTATCTTAACTGAAGATATTAAGATTACTTTTGCAGAATTCTTAAAACAAAAAGAAATACCTAATCTGTTATTATCTGGTACGCAAGGTACTGGTAAAACTACGGTTGCTCGTGCTTTATGTGAGGAACTTGGTGCAGATTATATTATAATCAATGGTTCAGACGAAGGCCGTCAAATTGATACATTGAGAACAAAGATTAAAAACTTTGCCTCTACCGTATCATTAGGCGAAGCGTCTAAACATAAAGTTGTTATAATAGATGAGGCAGACTATATGAATGCTGAGTCGGTACAACCTGCTTTAAGAAACTTCATAGAATCATTTCATACTAATTGCAGATTTATATTTACTTGTAATTATAAAAATAAAATTATCAAACCATTACATAGTCGTTGTACCGTAATTGATTTTGCAATCAAGAATGGTCAAAAAGTTAAGACGGCACAGGCATTAATGAAAAGACTAGGTAAATTGCTTGATGATGAACAAGTTGAGTATGATAAAAAAGTATTAGCAGAATTGATACAAAAACATTATCCAGACTTTAGAAGAATTATCAATGAACTTCAAAGATATTCTGTTAGAGGTAAGATTGATAGTGGTATTTTGTTCAGTTTATCAGAGGCAAATACTAAAGAGTTGGGTAAAGTTTTAAAAGAAAAAAGATTTAATGATATGCGTAAATGGGTCATTAATAATCTTGACAAAGAACCATCCTCTTTATTTACTTCAATATATGAATTGTTGTATTCTACTTTAGATTCTAATTCTATACCAAAAGCAGTATTAGTTATTGCTGGTTACCAATATAAATCAGCCTTTGTTGCAGACCAAGAAATCAATATGGTTGCCTGTTTAACAGAGATAATGGCAAGTTGTAAATTCAAATGATAGTTACATATGCATTTTATACCGTAGACCATGCCACCGGTGCAACTATTTTAGTTACTGGTAAAACAAAAGATATGACCCGAAGAATGGCAGACTACGGTACAACTAATAGCAATATCAAATTTCAATACATTAAAGAAGTACCAGCAAATGAACTATTAAACGAAGAACAAAAATTACAAGAATATTGTAAGAGTAAAGGTTTAAAATACTGGGGTAATAGTATAGAGCAGTTTGAGGTAGATAACCAAGAACTAACAGACCAGTATATGTTAGAGTATTTTGGTAAAGAATATGAATATAACAAACATAAAAATGCTAACTATAAAATTTCTACACTATTTGGTGAAGAAGATATTAGAGACCATAGACCAAATTGTTGGTGGAATAGTAGAGATAAAGCAATGCCTATTACGGCAACTGGTGTTAACGAAAGAGTTAGAAAAGTTAAAACCTTATTTAAATTAAATAAAACAAGTAGGACTATTGAACAAATACCAGAGGTAAGTGTACCCACAGGTCAAAATGCCTGGAACATAATTCAAGTTGAAAGAAAAAATCAAAATTTAAGAGTTTGGGATATGTTACAAAAATACCATGGTAGAATACCTAATGATATTATGGAAGAAATATGTACGAACTTAAAGATTACTTAAAAGCAATTAACGAAACTAAACAACCACTTTTAGATACAGATGATATTATGTGGGAAAAGAAGTATCCACCTTTTATCATTAATCGTTGTTTATCAATGTTCTATGATACAATAATGCATAGTAATGAGATGAACGGTTTCCACTTCTTACCAAAGCGTATGCAATTTCACTATTTACTAAATAGTATAAGAAAGAAAAAGCGATTTGGTGGTAAATGGCTTTCCCAAAAGAAAGTTAAAGACCTAGAAGCAGTAAAAGAGTATTATGGTTATAGCAATACAAAGGCAAAAGAAGCTCTTAACCTCTTGTCAGACAGCCAAATTGAAGAAATCAAAATGAGCCTGTCAAAAGGTGGGAGAAAAAAATGAGTGAAGAAATTATAAATTGGTCGGCAAGTGATATGCTTGAGGTGACCATAAAACAACCAGACGACTTTTTAAAAGTAAGAGAAACCTTGACAAGAATAGGTGTTGCGTCAAGAAAAGATAAAACACTATTTCAATCATGTCATATTTTGCATAAGCAAGGTAAGTATTACATAACACATTTCAAAGAATTATTTGCTCTTGATGGCAAAAAATCTACATTAACATCAAACGATATAGAGAGAAGAAATACAATTGCTGTGTTATTGCAAGATTGGAACCTAATAGATATTGTTGTCAAATCCGCTATCGAAAACAAGGCGCCATTAAGTCAGATTAAAGTATTACCATTTAAAGAAAAAAACGAGTGGAATTTAACCGCTAAATATAATATAGGTAAAAAATCAGACGAGAACAAAGATGGCGATGGAAATACCAAAGTTTAAACAATTCATAGGCGAAGAAAAAGGCGATAAGCCTTTCTTGCGTTTACTCATTATTACAGATGAGCCAGATAACGCAAAAGAATTTCATACTGCCGATAGATTACAAGAAGAGTGTAAGAAGTTAGATTACCCTTATTATCTTTTCAAACTTACTGGTGGATATACCACATATGAAAATGGTATCCGTAAGTTTCATAATAAAGATGATAAGAAAGGTTTTGAAGTTGGCGCCATGACCGTTGCAATAGTGCGAGGTTCAGTAACTAGAAAAGATAGTTGGATGGACTTTGTATCTATACTTGAAAGAGCAAATGCAACACTAGTAAATCCTAGAACTACAATTAATATTTGTGCTGACAAATATAGAACAGCATTAAGACTTGCAGATTACGGTTTAACACAACCAAAAACAAAATTAATAAATGACCCCGAAAAAGCAAATGAACAAGTAGCAGAGGCAGACATTAAGTTTCCTTTGATTATGAAAACATTAAGAGGTAGTAAGGGTGTTGGTGTATTATTTGTTGATAGTGAAAAAGGTTTAGATTCGATTGTACAATTGATTCACAAACAAGATGAAGACGCAGATTTATTAATACAAGAATATATTAAAACAGAGTATGATGTAAGAGCTCATGTTTTAGGTGGTAAAGTATTAGCGGCTATGAAACGACCTGTAATTGAAGGAGATTTTAGGTCAAATGTATCGCAAGGTTCTAAACCACAAAATATACAATTAACAGAATTAGAAATAGAAGAAACATTAAAGGCTGCTAAGGCAGTTGGTGGATACTGGACTGCTGTTGACTTTATACCAAGTAAAAACAGAGAAAAAGAACCACCTTATTTTCTTGAAGTAAACTCTTCACCTGGTACAGAGGGTATTGAAGACGCTACTAAAATGAACATTGCAAAATTAGTTATCAATCATTTTGCCAATGGAGAAAACAGATACAGCGTTCCTACGGAATGTGGTTTCAAAGAAATTTTAACCATAAAACCGTTTGGCGAACTTGTTTCAAAATTTGATACGGGTAATTCAGGTATGCCTGTTATACATGCCGACAAATATAATATAAAAGGAAATGAAATCACATGGACTTTGTTAAACAAAACCATTACATCTAAAATTATAAGAAAAGAAGAAATATCAGTAGGCGGATTAAGAGATTATGACGAAACAAGATATGTCGTAAAACTTGATGTTGAGTTTGCTGGTGGTTTTTATAAAGATGTAGAATTTACCATAGATGATAGAGAAGATAGAACACCTATTTTACTTGACAGAGAATTTATGAAACGATTGAATGTTATGGTAAATCCTCAAAGAAAGTATGTGATAACGACTAAATATAGTTTAGACTAGGAGATAATATGCAAGAAGTGAAAATTTTAAGATTGACTACAGGTGAAGATGTTATTGGCAAAATGACTCAAGCACAACAACTAGTTACTCTTACAAAAGCGTTTGTGATTATACCAACACAAACAGCACCAGGTAAACCGGTGCAATTAATGATGACACCTTACATGCCATATTCGGCAGATGATGAGGTGATAATTGATGAAAGTAAAGTTGTAACTATGGTTACACCTAAACCAGAGATACTAAAATCTTATCAACAAAATACAAGTAGCATTATAGCACCAAAACCGGATTTAATAACTGAAACTAAATTGCCTTAATGGTAAAAGTAAATTTTATTAGAGATGATGAAACACTATCGGTGGATGTCCCTGCCGGTTGGACCGTCATGGAGGCGGCTAAAGAACTTGATTTAAGAGAAATACCTGCCGATTGTGGTGGTTGTCAAGCATGTGGGACTTGCCATGTTCATGTAGATGATGTATGGTATAAGAAAATACCAATAGTTGAAAATTCATTAGAACAAAACTTATTGGAATATGAACAAGGTTATATAGAAGGCAAGTCTAGGTTGGCATGCCAAATTCAATTAGATGATAGTTTAAATAATGTAACGGTGAAGTTGAGAAAGAATGAACTTTTATAAGAATGTAATAGAACACAAAGGTAAACTTTTAATTCGTGGTGTATTAAACGGAAAAGATTACAAAGAAAAAATAGATTTTGGTCCTACACTCTACGCCCTAACACAGGAACAATCGCCTTATAAAACACTACAAGGTCAGTTTCTAAAACCTATAGAATTTACAAATATATCGGCTGCTCGTAAGTTTCGTAAAGAAGTTGCGACAGCAAACTCTCCTATTTTTGGTCTTGAAAGATATCATTATCAGTATATCGGTTCAGAGTATCCTGAAACTATTGAATGGGACAAACACCATATTAAAATATTTACACTCGATATTGAAACTGCCTGTGAAAATGGTTTTCCAGATGTAGAAAATCCTGTAGAAGAATTACA